AGCAAAGAAAATTGCTAACCGCAAATGGGATGCCGAAAACCTAACAGCAATAACAATCCGATTGCCAAAAAAAATGGCAGTGGATTTCAAAACAAAGTGTAAAAAAGATGGCATATCACAAGCGGGCATCATAAAAGAGTATATCGAAGATTTTTTAGGGAAATAACAATCCCTAAAAAATATATACACCGCTTGCAGTGTATGCCAACCAAGAAAGGAATGAAAAAATGAAGTATTTTAGCAACATCAACACAATAGAAGAATTAAAGAAACAGTATTTCGCATTAGCGAAGAAATACCATTCAGACATTACCGGCGGCAGCGATGACATCATGAAGCAGATCAACGCAGAATATGCGGAGCTGCACAAAAGATATAAGGACATCCACACCAGCCACAAGCCGGAACAGGAGACTTACACCGCTACAGAATCAACAAGTGAATGCCCGGAGGATTTCATCAACATCGTATCCGAACTGTTAAAAATGGGCTTGAACGTGGAATTATGCGGTCGCTGGTTATGGATTAGCGGAGACACAAAGCCGCATAAAGACCAGTTGAAGGCTATCGGCTGCAAGTGGTCCGCTAAAAAAGGCATGTGGTCATGGCACTACCCGGAGGACGGCAAGAGATACCACAAAAAAACAAGCAGCATAGAAGAAATCAGAGAAACATACGGCAGCGTTAGTTTCCAGTTTCAACAGCAGATGCAGTTAGCTTAATCAATAGCCCCGCCGGGCGGGCAAAAGCCCGGCAGGAACGGAGGAAAACATGTACACAACCACAAAAGACGGAGTAACAGAATACCACATGACCACATACACCTATGAACCGAAAATCTATACAACAGGAGCTGACCTATTAGCTGCCGACCGCAGAGCAGCAGAGGACATCGCACAACTAACGCATTACATAACAGCGTTGAAGCAGTACCGCAAAAGCCTTGCGGAACGCATGGAACAGCTCGCAACGATGGGATTTTATACAAAGTGTGAGCTGCGGAGGGAAAGACGCTGGCGGGACTCGAAAGTGTTCTACTACATCACAATATCAATGGTTTTCGATGATGGCACAGAGCAGATAACCGAAAGCACAAATTACAGCGGCACAGAGCGAAACAAAGCCCTTGCAGACTATGAATCAATGCGGAAAGCAAACCCGCACTGGAAGTGCAGCAAGGATATTGAGCGAAAAGCATGGGAAAAATGACTTTTCGCCCCGTCTGCCGGTACAAGTCCGGCACTGATGAGCAAGAGCGAAACGGAGGTAATGAAAATGAGAAAAGAAATGAACTGTTATGAAGAAAAGGAAATGCAACAACTTGAAAGAGGGTTAAAACGTGACGGTTTCAGGAAAACAGCTGATTGCATGTGGGCAAAGATTTACGAGAAAGACAACGAAATGGTCGTTTTAACTCGCGAATGGTAGCGTTGAAAAAAGCAAGGCATAGCACCTTGCTTTTTTCTTATAACTCTTTTTTCAGTTCCTCAAGCCTTGCGATCAGCCGGTCAATTTCTTCTGTGGTTTCAATCTTTACGCTTTTTCTCCCGTCCGCAAAGCCTGCTTCATACTGCTGCCGATCGTACTCCAATGCCTTTATCAGTTCGTCTTTTTCGACATAGATGCCATATTTTCTGACAAATGAATAGACATCGTTTTCGATCTGTTCTTTTTGCTTGTCTATTCCGTCATAAATGATTCTAATTGGTGACTCATAGCCTAGTTTTTTGAACACTTCTCCTATTCTGTCCATTTTATCCCCTTTCTATGACCTTGTAATCGGCGATTTCACGGAGTTTTTTTCTCAACTTGCTCAATCGGTCATAGGTTGCAGTTCTGTCGTATCCTAGCGCATTTTTGAGGTCCTCAAAGTTCTTTGTTCCCTTTTGCTGCGCTATGTACTGAATCATCAATAGTTCGTCTGAATCTAAATCGGCAGTCAGTTTGTCATAGGCATTCAGATATTCTTGATATTCCCTGATTTCCCAGTCGATTTTTTCCCTGCGCTGCGCCCGCTGCGCGGTCGGGTCCGATATTCCGCTGCCGCGAACATGGGAATAGTCCATGCCGCCGGAATCGGCAGCAGCTTCTTTTTCTGATTTCAGTTCTGACAACTTCCGTAAATTCTCATCGTGATCTATTAGAAACCTGTCAACATCGAAATTATAATATTTCTCTATCATGTTTTTTCTCCTCGTATTTTTTCTCAAATAACTGAAACATATCAGACAAACCTTGCTCTATATCTGCAATGTCATATTCAAAATACGCAATTTTTTTCGGATAAGAAAGCGCAGCAGCCGCGCCATTTTTTTCTATGCCTATCGTTATTGTCCTTGTATGGGAATCGTCAGTAAAATGTGTCTTTATTCCTTTTTTTTCGCATTCTGATATGAAATCATTTATCAGCTTGTAGAATCGTTCCTTTCTTTCCATGCTTTTTTCGTAAAAACCGGTTTCAATCATCTTCTCCCTCCCCCACTATAGCTTTTACGTATTCTGCTAGTTTTTCTTCATCCATATTTTTCACTCTTTCAAGCTCGTTTTGCAGTTCTTCTTCGCTTAGTATCGGTTTCAGATACATTCGTATCAACGCTGGAGCCCAAGCTCTAAGTATGAAATGTTCCAACGCATCTACCCCCTCTAATAATCATCCGGTTTCCTTCCTTCGTGCGTGCGCTCCACTAACTCCATAATGCAGTAGTTCGCCAGGTCCAGCAGCGTATCATCCACTGATTCGTCCTGTACATGCCTTTCTGCCCCATTCATCAGCGTTTCAAGGCGGTTCAGCTTGTCGTTCAGCCTGATTAGAATAGCATTCGGATACTTATTCCGCACCATTGCAAAACTGTCTCCATAATCGGCGTTTTTAGCCTTGTAGGTGTCGTGCAGATCCCGGCAGATTGTCCAGTGAATGCATTCTTTCTCGTCTTGGAATTCAATCCATGTATTTTTTGCTTTTTTTATCACTTCGTTAATTGCACTAACACTATCATTAAAATCTTTTTCTGTTTCTGTCATTTTTGCTCTCCTTTCAACGCTTCCACTGCCATCCGGCAGGCTTCTTCTACAGCTGCCATCTTCGCTTCTTCGCCTTTGAATCCTGCATAGTATTCTATCTCCCAGAGGGCATCCCGGGTTGTTGCCGGGTCTAGGATTTTAATTGCTTCTTCTGTTGTCATTGTTCCACCTCGTTATTGAGCCATTCTTCTTTGCAGGCATAGCAAGTATCTCTGCCAATGTCGTGATTTTTACAATGACATCTTTTATCACCTTCATAATAAGGGCAAGCGATATTGTAATATACCATTGCTTCATATGATGCACCGTCGTCATCACTACTTATGCGCTTGGAATCTGCTTCGTTTCCCAATCCGTCCAGCAGTAGATAGATTATGTATGCTCTGTTTGTCATTCTGCCTCACTCCAATCTATGGTTTGCCCGCACACGGGACAGTTTCTGTGCCAATACGGTCTTTTGATTGCGTCCATTGCAACCTCTGCTCCGAATGAATAATCGCATTGTGGGCAAAAAGCGTTGTAAATCGTGATTTTAGGTTTTCTCGGTTCTTGAAATCCTGCCGATTCCGCACACAGTGACAAAAATTCTATGTTTTCTGATGTTGGTCTGATCGTTACCGTGCTGCCAGATCTTAACTGATCCACGATACTTAAACCTATATCCATTGCTTCTTCATATGTCATTATTTCTCACCTTCCTCGCTATCAAAACAAGCATTACAATTACCATCGCAACCTATTAACTCCATATCTTCTGCATCAATATCGTCGCACCACATATTCAGTATTTCGCACCAGTTCATTCCTGCTCACCTCCATTATTATTTAAAAAATCAAAAAACGCATTTGAGCATTCTTTACAAAAATAAAGATCCCACAATTTTCCATAACCTTTTTCAGATACTTCTATATGTTTCCAGTCTTTTCTTGTTTCGTAATCAACAGTATTTTTTCTGCATCTATCACATACTATCATCATTTCTGATCGCCATCCTTTGCAAATGGATCATATTCACTTGATGCTGCTTCTTCAATTCTCTTTTTTGCTATCTCAAAATAGCCTTCATCAAGTTCCATACCTATAAAATTTCTGTTTGTGTTCACACAGGCAACCCCTGTGCTGCCGCTACCCATGCAGTTGTCAAGCACCGTGTCCCCATCGTTTGTGTATGTCTTAATCAACCATTCCAAAAGAGCAATAGGTTTTTGTGTCGGATGCAATGCTTCTTTTTGTGTGTCCTTCGCAAATATCACGATTGATTTTGGATATCGCTCTGTACTATCGTAACTTGTAAGTCCGAATAATCCGTAATTGGTCGTTTCTTTGCAATTTCGCTTGTGCGCCGCTTTTGACACTTTTCTTTTATGTCCAGTAGTTTTTTGTGGGTTATATGTCGGCAGAGACTTGTAAAATACGCAGATATCCTCATGTGTGCGAAGTGGCATCTTCTTTGCGTTCAAGAACCCTGACGGTTGTGTTTTCTCCCAAATAAGATTATATCGCCACAAACTGCAATTACTTTTCATTAAATCAGCAGTGAACATACCGTTTGCAAACAATATAATTGCACCATTGTCTTTAATCGCTCGTTCATATTGACACCATAATGGTTCAAACGGGATTACAGAATCCCACTTGTTTCTTGTAGATCCGTACGGTAAATCGCATAGAATCATGTCAATACTGCCATCTGGAATGTTTTTCATTAGCTCAAGGCAATCACCTTGTTGTAATTCAATCATGCTTTATTCCTTTCTCATTTCGCTTTGCAACGATTTTATGGCTGACCTTAGGTTACTGAATTCTTCCTCAATCAATTCTTCCGGGCTGTCGTAATAAAGCTCGCTACCATATGTGTAATATTCTGTAATTTCGTTTGCTTTCCCATCTTTTTTAAGTTCCCAGTACAAATCATACAGATCTCCACCATAGTTATCATGCTCCATTGACAAATCTTCTTCACAGTATATCTTGCCTTTATATTCATAAATCTTTTCTTCTGTCATTACTCTCTCCAATCATCATAAATTTCAATGAATACATCTTCCGCAGATTTTGTTACAACAATTCCTTTTGCTTCTATGCTCGCTATATCGACAATATCCTGCAAACTATTAATTTCTATTGTTGCAGAAGCAAGTCCGCACTTTTCATCATGAATTTTCAAATTGAAAGGATCCAAAAGTCCTTGAAAATCTTGTAAATTAAGTTTTCCCCAGCTGCTTGTATTGCTAATCTTAACAATCATTCCTACTCACGCTCCTTTACTTCCTCGATGTCTACCACCTTGAAACAAGTCGGTTGCAAGTCGTTTTCATTGATAAAATCAATGACAAATTTTTCGTATTTACGGGCAAATTTTTTCATTAGGTCTTTAGGAATTTCCCAACTTTCAGACACTTCGCCAACCTCTTCATGTAATTTTTCGCCCAATTCATATTCGATATCCGGAATCAAAATATCCTGTTTGTCAAATTCTATATGAACCTTTCTACCGATATATCCACATCCGTATTCTTTTCTGACTTCTTCAATGGCTTCTTCTCTGCTATAGTACCCATCAGTGAACCATTCGCCATTGTCACTGATGCACCATCCACTCGTCTCTATGTGTTTCATTCCTTTTCACTCTCCTTTACTTCATCTTCGATACGCAATAATTCATCGCAAAACTTGATAACTTCTCCTAATGGAACCATTGTGATATCAGTCTCATCCTCATGGAAACGTTCATATAATGCTGTTTTTAAATAATCAATATCCATCGTTTACCTCCGTATTCCAACATTCCATGCAATTTTCGTTGCACTGTTCTTCTGGTATCATTCCAAGTTCAACACAACAAGAACGTGGAGACCCGTCTTTGCAAATTTCTGCTTTCGGGAATTTCTCAAACAAAATATCTTTCCTAGTTTTTCGCGGGTGTTCTTCAGCCCATTTTCGAACGATTTCGGTAGCTTCAACAGGGTGTTCCGCTTCAAAGTCATAGCAAGTGCAGCTTAATTTATTTTGTAAATATAATGGACAATTTTGACAAAGTACACCAGCACACTTTCCATAAGTTCTTCCCAAACTATTTAACATTCTTGTTTTTTCAACTAAATAATTAAATTCCATCGTTTACCTCCGCTAATTTTGCATAGTTCCAGCTCTTCCAGTCATCATAGGCAGTCCATGATGTTTGTCCACCGGCAAAGGCATAAACTCTACCGTTCTCATAATGCGAAAAATACCTGCGTGACCATTCTTTCCGTTCTAAATCTTTTACCAAAATCGGAGTGTCAATTGGAACTTTTGTCCAATCAAATTCCGGCTCGATGCACTCGGCAGCAGCCCATGCCAGAGCAAGTTCATCACAAGTTTTTTTATTAGAATAGGCATAAAATAAACAGTCGCCACATCTCATGCCCCCGCAAGCACAAATTATATTTGTTGCTCTTTCAACGGCAACCTTTCTTCCCATTCTTGTAATCGGCTCGATTTCTGCTCTGTGTTTTTCGTAATTAGTCATTTACTTGCACCTCCCATGGTTCTTCATCTTCCCATTTAATGAAGTTTTTCATCATTACACCTCAATTCCTGTAATCTCCTTGAATACTTCGGCATCAAAATTCGGAATTTCCTGCACAATTTTCTTATTCTCTTCCGACATTTTCTCCCACCAATTAGTCCATGCTTCTTGCATTGTGTATTCCTTCAGGTAACCTCCGATCATTTCTTTTTCTGGGTCAGCTTTCTTCTCTTTTTCTGTGTACAGAATCCATTCTGTCAACACAAACGGGGCACTGCATAATGCCACATAATACTTGCTTCTGTAGAAATCTTGCAGGCTCATTCCGGATGGTCGATTGAATATTCTAATATTCATATCCGGCTCGGTGCAAAATACACCGTTAGACCCATCTATCGTGTTCCCATACCCGGTGTTCCTGTCCCCGGTGTTCCAGTCCCCGGTGTTCTTGTCCCCGGTGTTCCCATACCCGGTGTTCCTGTCCCCGGTGTTCTTGTCCCCGGTGTTCTTGTCCCCGGTGTTCTTGTCCCCGGTGTTCCCATGCCCGGTGTTACAGTCCCCGGTGTTGAACACTCCGGTGTTCCCGTTAACCATGCCTTTCATTGCTTTCAGTTCCTCTCCGACTATCTCACGAACAATCTTAATATGGTCGCTCCCGCATTTCTGACCATCGGTCACTTCTTCCCCCAAAACTTCGATTTCGAAGAATCTGTTCAGTTCCTTGTCATTACAAGAATAATGTTCATGTACTTTTCGCAGGCTGTCGCAGTAATGAAAAACAGTATCACTGCACAATTCCAACGGCTTTCCGTCATGCTCTATCTTATACTCCTTGCCGATTTCGAATTGAAATCCTCTGCATTTCATATCCTTATCCATTCCTTTAATTTTCATTTCTTTTCTCCTTTCCATCTCTGACCGCACAGCGGACAAAATATATAATCTTCTGCCCCGCCTTCATCCGTCTGCATTGCCTTTTTACAGCGTCTGCATGTAAATTGTGAACCATCCTCACTGTCTATCTGCGGTGGTAATGGGTCTTGATATTCCACTAGCTGTTCAATGTACTTAAACATATAATGAACTTGGAATTTTACTGTTTTGTCATTTCCTCTTCGTTCAATCAGCTTTCGGGTTTGCCTTAACCAGGCAAGCACTGACTTCGGGGATAATTGATCTCTTCTTGGTGTCATTCTCCGTACCTTACTTCCATTAATTTCAAACTTTGAATATCTTCATAAATTTCCAGTATTTCTTCTTTAACTTCTTCAATAAATCTTCCGGCTTCTATGGGTGTTTTTTCAATCTCCCACATGGCAGCATCTTCATTGCGAATAACCGCCATGTGGTAATTGTCAGCCACATAATACAGCCCTGGTACGCTCTCGCTATCAACGGCATATACATTGGCATTTGTTAATACGCATCCCCAGCGTGTTTGCGAGTACTTCTTCTTGAATTTATATCTACGCATCTTCCCTTATCCATATATAACTGCATCCAATCATCGAATGTCATTGTTACCAAGACTTCCGCTCCGTTCTTCTTGTGGAACACTGCCGGAAGTTCATTCGCTCTTGCATCTCTTTCGGCTTGCTCCATCCAGTCATACAGATGCATCTTCTCTTGGTGCTTTGCTTCAATATGGATGCCCGGCAGTCCTACTACATCTGCGTCCCCATTTGCTCCGCAAAACTGCTGACCTCTCCGGGCATCGAAGCCGTATACTCTTAATCTTCGGGCAAGCTCACGCTCAAACCTTGCTCCTTTAGCTTTACTGTTTGTCATTCAGCTTTCCTCACTTCCCCGGCGGTATAGGCTCCCTTCGTCCAGCTTCGTATAAGTCCGCTACTTAGCTTTTGAGCTTCAAAGAAATGGTCATAAATTCTTGTTATTCTGAATTTATAGTCCTTTGTGCTTTCGGCATTGCGGTCTTTCGCATAGATGAAATCTCCGACTCTTAAATCAAATTTCTGCCTTGCGGGTATTGTCATAATTTCTTTGAATTCCTCTTTGCGGTAACGCTTGCTGCAGGTCGGAGAACAAGTCATTTTATCTTTGCGTTTTGCGATATACAATTCTCCGCATACCGGGCATTTCCTCAACTCTTTCATTTTTCGCCCTCCTAGAACGGTATATCCTCGTCCAGTTCTGCGAATCCACTTGGTGTAGCAGCTCCAATATCTCCGTGATCTTCTTTGCTCCATTCAAGGAATTCTACTCGGTCAGCGATCACATCTGTTGTGAATACCTTTGTTCCGTCTTTCTTTTCATAACTTCCAGTCTGAATGTGACCTTGAACACCTGCTTTCTTGCCTTTTTTGAGGTAAAGTTGGCAGTTTTCAGCGGTTTTCCCAAATGCCACGCAAGAGATAAAGTTTGTTCTCTTCTTCTCTCCGTATCCATCGTCTACCGCCAGTGTAAATCTTGCTACTGCCATCTGCTGCGGTGTGTATGTACACTCAATGTCTTTTGTTGTTCTGCCAATTAATGCAACTACATTCATGCTTTCATTCTCTCTTTCTGTCTTAATAATTTTTCGGCTCTGACCACCTTTACTTCTTTCTCGACATCGAATAGAATTTGAAGTTGATCAAGCATAATTCCAACGTCTGCGATTTCTTCCACGATATTGTCCTTTAGCGAATTTATCGTATCGGCATCATATCCGGAATATCTCCAAAACTTCCGAATTGCTACTGTCAGTTCTGCCATTTCCTCGATCGTCTGATCACATTGGTCTTTCAATCCGTAATGGTTCGCTATTTGCTCGATTAATGTCATTTTGTCCTCCAATCATTTTCAGTCCGGCAATCTGATTCCGTAGATTTTCCGGCAAATATGCAGCTTCTTTTTTCTTGTTCGCGGTTAGTTCATATACCTGTCGGAACTGTGCCCTTAGCGTTTCTTCGCTGTCTGCCGGGCTTTGGCATATTGACTGCCATCCAAGCTTTTTCACTGCTTCCCTTGTTGCTTCATCCATGCTTTTCAGCGCTCCGGATTCGTCATACATGCCGTATGCACTGATAGCCTTTTTAACCTGTTTCCATCCGTCTGACCAGTCATAATCGGCTGTACCTTGCACATCTACTGCAATTCTGCGAATAATTGCTATAGACGGAAATTCTTCGGTTAGTACCATCGTTTTGACTGCCGCATTTGCGACTTCGCATGGCAAGTCTGATAATGCATCGTACCATGCATCCATCGCAAGGCTACTGTCAAGGAAATTCCTATGCGGATAAGCAGCTTTCATCGTTGCCGCCAGCGTTGCAAATTCTGCCTTATTCATTCAACCACCCTTTCATCATTTCGATGCTTGCATCAAGCGAACCAGTTCGTTTAGGTGCTTTGATTTTATCCCAAATAATGCCTTGATACCGGTTAGCTATGGAATCCTCTATCAGCTCAATTACTGCTGCATCTCCGTACTGCCTAGAACGTTCAAGAATTCGTTTAAGCAAAGTATTCAAGCCTGTTGGCTGATATGCTTGCCGTCTTTCTTGCTTATAGGCAAGCCATTTCACAACGGCATCTTCTAGCTCTGGCGAAACTTGCTTAAAGAACCAATCAGTATCTGCACCCTCGCGCGTGCGCGCGCGTTTTTGGTTTATTTTATTTATTTCTTTTTTTTCCTTTATTGGTATATTCGCTTTTTGTTCGCATCCATCTCGCTTTTTGTTCGCTTTTTGATTGTTCATATCTTTAACAATCGGTTTATTGTTCGTTGATATTTCAACGTTTTCTGACTCGCTTTCAGTTCGCTCCGATGTCGCACTTTTTGTCGCATCTGATTTCGCGGTCATTTGGTACTTGTCATAATTTACGATTGTGATGAAAACCACCCTATCGGCTTTTTTGGTTGTTATCATTTTTTGCTTCTCAAGCAGTTTTATAAAATTATCAACCTTATGCCAGGACCATTCCCATCGTGAGGAAAGACTCAAGACTGTTGTCTCTATCGTACCTCTCGTCACAGTGACTATGTCATTGTGGTAGAGCCTTTGTTTATCTTCGTAATTCGCAAGTTGTATTAGGTCTATCCATGCTTGACCTTTGCTGTAGGGCTTGTCATCCCACAGCCAATGAGTGAAAAGTTTTCGGTCGATTGTTATAAATCCTATATCAACCACCCTCTTTCTTTTTCTTCTTTGCAAAATGTATAACTTGTCTATCCGGTTTCGCTTCGCATTTAGCGGTGCAGCCTATTCCTGCCGGGCATGGTCTTGGCTTGCCTGTGATACTAATATAATCACAATGTTTCAAAGTCGATGCTTGCCATCCCTTAAAGTATTTACAGCCTTTGCAGTAATCCTTGTCTATTAGTGCCATGTTTGCTTTAACCTTTCGATTTCGTTTGGTGTCATTGTTTCGATTCCTTGTGCTTTGCAATCTTCAATTATTGCATCGAGCAGTCTTGACATTTCTTTACTGTCATAGGTGCTACTGCCGAAGTAACAGACAATATTTTCATAATTCGGAAGCTTGGATTTGCCTAGTCTTTCGCATACCCAGCCAAGCCCTTTTTGCTCCCAGTTTTTAATCCATCTGTCGGCTGCATCTTCCCGAATCGGTACGATCTCATATATTCCGTAATCTCTGACGTACTTCATGTAAAGATCTTCTTTTTTTGTTGGACTTTCCTTACTCAGCTCCATTGCCAACGCTCCTAAGAGTTTCCAACAATATGCATTCGCGTCAAGGCTTCTTTTCCGCTTCACAGGCTCGATTTTAACGGTATATTCCTTGCCAGTGTCTATTTCTCCGACACTGGCTAAAAACTCGTTTAGAACTCGAATTTGACCCTTACAACAAGGAATTATGATATTATCTTGTTTGTATAGTAGTTCAATCCGTGGTTTCGCTTTCAGCTTCATCTTGCGCCACCTTTAACCATTCGTACTTGTCATATACTAGATCTGCTTCATTCCAGTTCGGATACCAGCTTTTGAGATAATCTCTAATAGCCATCCCATAATCATTTCTCATTGCTCCATTGTCATAGTCTTGATGACACTTAGCACATAACATGACGAGATTTTGTGGGATGCCTTTACCGCCTTGCGCTCTGCCGATATAGTGAGCGCATTGCAGATACCAAGGTCTGCCGCATAGGATGCAGCACCCACCATCACGTTCACGCACTCGCTTATAGGTCCAGCGGTCAATCTGTGTATGCTCTTTCATGCTCATGTTATTTACCTGGGGTTGTGATTCTCACATATCCCGCTTTGCCTTTCTTCGTTACTTCATCGCAATACTTGTCATACAGTTCCGGGTTATCTTCCTTGAATTGCTTTGCATTAAATTCTCTTTTAGTGGTCGGTTCTCCATCCGGAACAAGAGTAATTTTTATTCCGCTTGGTGTCTCCCACTTTTTAACATGGTATTTTTCCATGTTCTTTTTCAGTTCTGCCTTAGCTTCTTTCAGTTCCGCTTCAATTTCCTTGAACAGTGTCAGCTGTGCTTCAAGATTGATGACCTTGGTTGCGATGTCTACAACTTCTTTTGGCTGTAGTTCTTCTTCTGTCATAAATGGATTTTCTTTCAGTCTCGCCCAGTCATCACGGAACCGGTCAATTTCCGAATGGATGTATTCAAGCCACATGGTATAATCACTCAATTTGACTTTGTACATCGTCATTCTGCCCTTGTCGAATACTTCCGAGAAATCTTCCGGTCTTTCGTATACTGCTAGAATTCCGTTCTCATATCCGTACATTTCCATTCCGGTAAGAAGCTGGCATAAGTAGTAATCATATTCGTCTACATCATCGTGAATCGTAGATGTTGTTTTGATTTCCAGTACTGTTTGTGTGTCGTGGGATACACCGTCAGCGTGGTATCTCATATCCCCATCAATGACTTTATCTTCCACAAACTCTGTGTTCTCGATGATGCTTACACACTGACGGATTTTATCTTCCATCACGTTTCCGTATTCGGTATAGGCATTGCCGGTAAAGTCCGAATATTCAATTCCGGCTTTCTCTTTGAGTAGCTGCCATCTTGTTTTGAATTTTGAAATTCCGAGAATAGCAGCTATATCAGAACCGCCTATATATTTATCTCTATCTTTTGTTACGTCCTGCATTACTTCTCTAAATCCTCCAATACTTCCTTAAATCTTTCTTCCGTTGTCTTACTGTTCAAGTCGTAATCTTTCGCCAGTTCTGCAAATGGGATGCCGGCTTCTTTCGCATAGATGATTAGCTTTTCCCGATAGGTTAAAGTTTTCTCTTTCGGTGCAACTGCCTGATTTTTTTTGCCGTCATTATACTTTGTATTGTCTTTATTCCAATATACATCTGCACCAATTCCAAGTGATTTACAAGCAACAGAAATGGCGTCAGTCAAAGCCATTTTATAACACTCGTCATTCACGTATAGTCCGTTCTTTTCGTTTGCTACAAGCATTGAACCGCCAATGCCTACAATCGGCTTGCTCCATTCATTGTCACGTTTTACATAAAGATTTATCTTTACATTTGCAGTGATTTCATCTTTTGCCATTGACGTTTCTATCCATTTATCGGTAATCTCGTAATACCAACCAAAACCGCAAATTCCGAATTCTTCGGTAAGTGTTTTGATTCGCCACATCGGATTGATGTCGGTCATTCCTTTAAGTCTGCCACCGCCAATGTTTTTCTTTGCCGTATCAGGGACTTTTCGGAATTTATCATAAAGTTCAAGATTATTCATTTTTTTCTCCTACAATTTCTTTAATAATATCCCTTAAGATGTTTCTAGCTTCTGCTACAAGTTCCTCGCTGTCCATCTTCGAAAGCTTAATGGCTTTCTCAAAATCTTCGTCCGATGCATCTTCCGGATACTTTTTTCTAATGTCTCTAATGGCGGCGGTCAGCTCTGCCATAACGGTTGAATATTCGCCATTAAGGGTTATCTCTTCTGACTTCTTCATATCAATCTGAATCATTTTCACATCCTTTCCAGTGCATCTGCGATCTCGCTTTGCACCTCATCGTAAGTTAAGTGGTAGTTTTCGCTTGCAGACTTGATAAAGCTTTCTAGCATTACATCAAAGCTTGTTCTGCAATCCTCACAAAGGTTATCCCCGACCGGGCAAGGCTCATTACAGGCTCTGCATTGTGTGGCTTCTTCGATTTCTTCACTACCACACATCGGGCATACATTAATACGTCTTGTTGCAGGTACTCCCCAAGGATTCCCCACGCTTTCCGCTCTTGTAGCGGCTACAAGAAATTGTGCATTGCAGTCATTACATACCATCATGCTTGCACCTCTTGCATGAGTTTGCGAACCATCTTCGCCCAGTTTTCGTTATCCGGGCAATATCTCTTCTGCATTGCTTCCGGGGTTGTCATTCCGTTATCGGAGTATCTTTTCAGCATCTGTACGAATGCTTTCGCTCCGGCTTTTTCGGATTCGTAAATGTAATATCCATTTCCGCTTGTCATTCCGCCCCAGTTATGAAGAATGGTAAACGCATCTGATGCATAATGTCCTGTTTCCAGTCTTGCGATTGCGATTGCCAGTACATCATTTACTCCGTATTTTTTGCACTGCTTATACAGCATTTCATCCATACTGTGCGTGTACTTTGTTTCGTTTTTCGGCTGATACGGAATGTATTCAACCGCTTTCACTGTTCTTTCGGTTACAAGCTTGTCTTGCATCTTGGCATCCTCTAATGCATCCGCAGAAGCAAAGCTGAATGATGCAAGCATAGTTGTTGCTACAGTCATTGTGATAATGCCTGTTTTGCTTCTGTCTAAGACTCCGAGAAGTCCTTTTCCTGTTTTTCTATACTTTTTCATTCTCGTATTCCTCCCGTGTCAGTACGCAGATAAACTTTACTCCATCATATTCTGTGTATTTCACAAAGTAATCGTCTTTGTCATCAACGTAATATTGGGCATCTTCTTCCGGGAAGAGTTCATCAAAAGACCTTTTCAGAAGATGCACACGGTCTTGGTCAACTCCACAAAGACTTGTTTTTTCGTGAATCTCTTGGTATTCTTTTGCAAGACTTACCAATCTGTCTTTAATATCTGTCATTGTGCCACCCTACTTTCTCTTTTTAATGCCGATACAACATCTGGAATGAAATATTTCTTTCCCACTCTTTCAAGTCCGTATAAGAACCTGTCAACACAATGTGGATCGTTGTAGTTCATTGCTTTTGCAAGCTCATTTCTTGTGATAAACAATGAACCGTTCAATGTTTTAAACTCCTTAATCAGTTCTTGTCTGTTCATCTTTTTTAGTCCTTTCTTTCTTTGAGCAGCGTGTTGACTGTTACACCAAGCACATCCGCTACTTTTTGCAGGCTTGTAAGACTCGGGTTAAATGTTCGTTTCCATTTTTCTATATGACCCCTAGCCAAACCGGCACGTCTTTCGATTTCTCTTATAGACATTCCACGCTTTTTTGCGTAAAATTCTATGTTTTTGTAAATCATATTCTCTCCTTTCGTAATTTTTTGCTATAATGCTTTTGAGGTGGTAATCGGTTATTGCTATCATAGTTTCCATAATTTCGCTTATTGTAAGCGTAGTGCTATAATCAGCGCTGTTACCGATACCGCAAGGCTTGACAGCGAAAGCGTATATCTGATTATCGCTCTTCGCCGTTCAAATGCTTTTTGAGCAGCTTCTTGTTCTTCTTGCGCTGTTTTCAACATGCTTTTCATGGTGTTATTGTTCTCCTTTCTTATCGGTGGACTAATCGCAATAGTGCAACTATTCCTATGAAAATCCACATTGCCGCCGTTATCGGCTTCATGATCTGCAAGATTTTTTTCTGAATGGCTTTCTTTTTAGCTTTCCGCTCTTTATATGAAAGCCATTCTTCTTTTGTTTTCTTTTCCATCTCCACCTCTGCATTATTTGTAGTAAGAAGTTACGAAAAAATATTGACATCTGACGTAATTTGTTCTATTATTCAAGTAACCACACAAGATAATAGAAAACGGAATAACATTCATTCGTACATTATTACTAACTATGTTTTTATATTACCATACATTTGTACGAACGTCAATATGTTTTTCGTAATTCTGTACTACTTTTTTAAAGGAAGGTTTTGCCATGAATATTTACGAAAGAATCAAGGAATTGTGCAAGAAAAAAGGTGTCACTATTAAAGACATGGAGATAGCAGTAGGAATCGGAGAAAAGAATGCTAACAAATGGAAAACAAGAACACCATCTGCAGAAAGTCTGTTAAAACTTTCTGAATACTTTGGTGTATCTACCGACTATATCCTTACTGGCGAAGAACCGGACAGCGGATATTATGCTGACAGAGAAGCAAATCAGATTGCAGAAGAAATATTACATCACAAAGAACTGAAAGCGTTATTTGATATTGTTAAGGATATGCCTAAAGATCGTATCGAATCTCTATATTATGTATTAAAAAAGGAGTGATGCTTAATGAAAGAAGAAAACGTGAAAGTCGTTTTCAAATCGTTAGAGTGTGATTTTAGGGGTGCTGTTTTCTGCAAGTTTGATAATGGAGAAGATTTCTACACCATTATTATTAATTCGAATCTATCAGAAGAAGCACAAATTCGTACTTTTAGGCACGAAGTTGCACACATCACGAACAACGACTTCCACAATGGGTTATCGGTCGGAGAAATAGAACGTCGCACTCATGCGATGTTCGATGAATAGGAGAATGAAATGAAAAAGAAAATTGTATCACTTGTTCTTTCCATTGTTATTGCTACTACATCATTTGTGCCTGCATATGCCTTTCTTCCTGCACAAGAAAGGCTAAAAAGACCCGTTATTGATGATATTTGGCATGATTCAAGCAGTGTGATTGTTATGTGGCATGGTGTTCGCCATGCAAAGACATACAAAATATATCGCTCAACGTCAAAGGATGGAGACTTTAATTATTATACTTCTACATCAGACGAATACTTTTTTGACTATAACGTCAAAAAGGGTGTCAGATACTACTACAAATTAAAAGCCGTTGCATCCAATTACAAAGCAAGCAAATTGAGCAAATGGCGTTCTTCTAAAATACCAAAACCAAAAGCAGAGGTATCTACAACAGTATATATAACAGAAACAGGTTCTAAATATCACAGGTATGGTTGTCAATATCTATGGAATAGTTGCTACTCCATTAGTAAGAAAAATGCTATTGCTCAAGGATATACAGCATGTTCAAGATGTTGGTAAAATTAGCCCGGCAGTAATGTCGGGCTTTAATTGCACCGAATTCGAGGTAATTAAGGAGTAAATCATGGATTACATCAGAAAAACATTTACCTTTGAGGGTAAACGGTACGCTGTCAGGGGGAAAACCGAAAAAGAAGCCATTATAAATATGGCAAATAAGATTCGTGACCTGGAAGAGGGAAAAGTGGTTGTGTCCGGAAATATGATGGTAAAAGACTGGACGGAAAAATGTATTGCCACATACAAAACAGGGCAAAGCGAAATAACAAGAAAAAAGTATGTATCACGTATTAATTACTGTATTCTCCGTCATATCGGAAATAGACCCCTTAAATCAATCAAGCCTATAGATTGTCAATCAGTTCTTGCTTATCAAGAGGGCAATTCGCAATATCAAATCAACCAAGTGTATCAAGCATTACGCTTTATTTTCAGAACGGCAAAAGAAAATAAATTGATTCCAAACGACCCCACAGAGGGGCTAATGAAAAGCAAGAACGGAACAAAGAACGAAAGACGCTCCATGACAAAAGAAGAGGAAGAATGTTTTCTTACTGTTAACAGCAATCCACGATTCATGGTATTCAATTTGATGTATTACTGCGGACTTAGACCATCAGAAGCACGAGAAGTCATGAGAACGGATATTGCAAAAATTAAAGAGGATAACCTTGAATATAATGTGCTGCACGTCAGAGGAACGAAAACAGGAAATGCAGACAGAAATGTGCCGATACCGGATGAATTGTTTTCTCTCATACAAGCCAATCCATCTCTTACTTATATTGCACCGAATCAGAACGGAAATAAGCATGATGAGAAAAGTTTTCAGCGTGCATTTAATTCACTGCGAAGAGAGATGAACATTCAAATGGGATGCCGTACTTACAGAAACCAATTAATACCGCCTTATCCTTTAGCTGATGATTTTGTGCCATATTGTCTCCGGCATACATATTGTACCAATTTATGCAGAAAAAAGGTGGATATACGCATAGCAAAGTATCTTATGGGGCATGCAGATATACGCATAACTGCGAATATATATACACATGTTGACAATTCAGACGTGACCGAAGCGGCAAAATTAATTTCACAGGGTGTGACACAAGGTGTGACACTAACAGCTGTAACCATTGAAAAATAGCCATTTTTCTTCGCACTACGAATGCGAAGGTTGAGGGTTCGAGTCCCCCATGGCGCACCAACTTATAAACCTTGGAATTTCAACGATTCCAAGGTTTTTTCTTGCTCTAAAATATGTAATTAACTGTCAAAAAAACAGCAAAAATGGGGTCAAAAAGTGGTATTTGGTGTGACACTAGGTGTGACACTTTTTGCTGTGTCACACTTTACGGTACTAAAATCTCAAAAAGAATATTTATTCAAAAACAAAAACAGCCCCGGAAGAGGGCTGTTTTTTGCTGTAAAAATAATCTGTGAGAATTAAAAAGACAATCTTTACAAGAACGATTTGAAAAACTAATTTAAGAAAGTATTTTAGAACATTTACAATTATATTATATATGATTTCTAAAAATCCGAAAGACAAAATTTTCAAGACATGAAATATTTTGCGACTTTATATTTCTTTCCGTCCTCGTCCTGGATAAAATCTCTTGCGATGCTGTAATAAAACTCTGCATCTTCTGCCATACCGACCATTACTGCGGTATTATGGTAATCATTATATGCCATATTCATTGTCATATACCATTCGCAAAGTTTATCTGATATACCTTTATTTCTTAAAAAATCTTTGACTGTATCGAAAGACCATTTTTCTCCGTATGGACGCATTTCACGCACGATCTCTTTTGCTTTCTCCGGTGCTATTTTATATGCAACTTCTCCAAGTTTTTCCATTACGCAAGAATAATAGGATGGGTCATAAGCTTTTAACTTTTCCATAGCTTCATCCACTGCGTAATGTACAAAATCCCAATCAGGGTCATTCCTTTTGGCTATAAGATTAATCAATCCCATGTATTCCATAGGTTCGCCCCCCTTACTGGATCCTCTGCACTGTTACAATTGCATTATTGATTGTGGCTGCCGCAGACAATCTGAACGATAATGCAATCTCTGTTCCGAGGTTATTTTTTACTGCTCTGATAATATCGGTAAGATTCAATGTGATTAAATCTGTTGCTGCGGTAGATGTTGCACTGGCTATTGCATCCGGTATTGCTACTCCATTATTGAACATCTGCAAAGACACGTTCCCCGCAGCCACTCCTGTAATGTTGAACAGTGCCGCTACATCATACGCACCACAAGCGTTAATTCTTATACGATTACCATTAATTCCTGTGCGGCAATTCGTGTTAAAGATTAAGTTTAACGGAATATCTGTTCCGGCTGTTACTGCTGTTGCAGTTGTAATATTTGCTTTTAACATTTGTTTCCCCTTTCTAGGACAAAGGCGGGGATTCCCCCGCCAATTCCTCAACCTATCGTTACACTAAGGTAGTGCCAGTTATGCCAGGGCATGCGTTACCATAGGCAATCGGTGCCATGTAGTAGCCATACGGATTCGTTTTTGGAATACCGCATAATGCAGACTGAAGCTGTAACTGGTTAATCTGATTCTGCATTTCTGCCATTCTGTTTCCAGTAATAGCATCAAGAATCTTCTGTGTCTGTGCTGTAGTGTTGGCATTGATCGCAGCTGTATTGATTGCTCCGTTGTAGTTTACACCATCAATGGCTCTCTGCGTTTCGCAGCAGCATTGTGCAAGCTGAGACTGCATTGTACCGAAATTGCGTAAAGTCTCATAACCAAGGTTAGAAATACCATTCTGCAATCCCATGTAATCATTTTGCAGACTGTCACTAAGTCTGCCTACAGAATTTTCAAGGTTATTGAAATTCATAGCGTTGCAAAGTCCTGCTTCTGTTACTGGTCCGCCGGCACCATCTCTGCCTACACCAAAGAATCCACCGCCACCGATGAGCAGAAGAATCAGAAGTGCGAAAACCCACAGTCCACCGCTAGACATTCCAGCGTTTTCCTTTCCTGTTACTGCTCCAATGTCAGCTAAGCTATAATTACTTTCCATGATAATACCCCTTTCATGTTATATATAAAATTGCAATTTTATCTAAGCATACCAAGAATCATATCGGGATTTACTCCCATTTCTTTGCACTTGTCATAGAACACTTGCTCCGGATTCTTGCCCTTTACCATATCCATGACTTCTTTCATTCTTGGGTCATTAGAGGACATCTGATTTAATGCACCCATCGGGTCAGATGCAGCTTGCACCATTCCCATCATCTGCTTTACCTGTCCGACTATCGGAAGTATCTGTCCGACCTTGTTATTCTGTAATATAGGATTCATTATTCTACCCCCTTATTTTCGCTTGTGAGCGAGTTTTGCAAGACTGTTGATAAATAATTCTTTAGTTCATCAAACTCACTTCTTTTGACGTATTCTTCCGGTTTGTCCTGTTTTGCTTCTACAAAGTCATAAGCTTTTACTGTCGCAAAGCCGGATGCATCCGCAGTCTTGATATAGAATCTTGGCATCTGTGAATCCATCAGCATGACTTGCTGATTCGGATACACCTTATAAGCGTTTGCACTTTCCATTCCATTGACATATTGAATACCGCTTGTCTGTTGCATGGCTTGATAACTCTGTTGCTGCATTGCCTGCATAGGCGGCATCGGGTACATTGTATTGAACATATTTCTTTCCCCCTTATGCCTTAATTTTAATGCCTGCATAAATCATCCTCAATCGCACAAAAATGCACAAAAAATGCGAAAAAAGCCGCCCCGAAGGACGGCTTAAATCAATTTCCCTATTTTCCTGTTTACCTTTTGTGATGTTCGTCTTGCTGTGTCTATTGATATATTTAAGCTTTCCGCAATTTCTGCTAAGGGAATGCCCTTGCTTCGCATCTCAAACACTGGTAGTTCGTAATTTACGAAGTTACAGTGTTTCTTGAGATATTCAAGTTCGGGCTTAGTAAAGCTATATATCAGCATGACTCCCCCTATTCTTTTACTTCCGGAAGTCCTGCAACACTTGTCAGCATGGATACAATGCCGGATACTGCCGCAGTGGATACTACTAATACCCAGTTTACATCTCCTAATGCTGCACTCGAACCGATAACTGCGATTGCTGACTGTGCCATTGTCTTGATTGCTCTTACTCCTGCTGCCTTAAACCATTTCTTTGACATGATTTACTCCTTTCAAATTTCATCGTGTCTGATTTCCAGTTTGCAGACACGCTCATATAATCTTTTAATTGTGCCATTACCGCCCAATTCTCTGTATGATTCATATAGATCCGTGAGATTTTCCAAGTCCTCTGCAGTCAGATAATCTGCTTCGATATAGCAGATTAAAAGGTGCATCAGCCTGTCATGCAGCATTGCAAGCACGGCTTTTTCTACTGGTGTTTTCTTCTTAAATCTTGTCTGTAGAAACTGCCAAAAACCATTGCTCGCAAAAACAATTCCCACGAATCCTAATATTGATGCTGTATCCATTATAAAAGCTCCTTGAACGGTTTATTAATCTGTTTCCCTGTTCGGGTATCCCAGTGCATGAATTTACTGGAATATTTAATGGAGCTGCCAAGATGAATGCCCCATGTATAAATGCCTGCTTCTCCTACTATGCCGTGAGATTCGCAGATTGACCGCCATTTCTTGGCATATTTGATAAAATCATCTTTCTTGACTCCGGGGGAACCCCAGTCTGTCGCACATCCCCTTAAATGAGATGAATTAGCATTACCGCCTACTTTCTTGTTGTAAGCGGCTGTCCGGTACCATCCGTTAACTCTCATAGGCTTTCCGTACCACTGCCGGAATTCTTCAAGGCACTGTGCATGAAGAAAAGCTTCCGCTGTTAGATTGATTGTTCCGCTTTGATGCTTTGCGTACTCTGCAAGGCTAAAATGCTTTGTTAAGCCTGTTACTTTGAATGTTACTGCCATAATGACTCCTTTCTAGTACGGACTATATTTAGCCGTACTCAATGCAAGAAATATTGCTCTCTTCTGTGCTGTACTGAAACCACCATTCTGATTGAAAAAAGATATGATTTCATCTTTGCTATAACTTCCATTACCATTTGCATCTATGACGGATGCTACTTGATCTAATAAGTCCGGTGTAACACCTGCTTGCTTCAACCATGTTGCACGCTTTACGGCTCTTTCGGATGTCAGCACTATTGCTACATTTGGCGACTGCTCATTGTCAAGAAGTGCGTATGCTTGACCAATAGATTTTGAGTATCCGCTATCTTTCAAGATTTTCTTTGCACTCTCTACTTCTTTCAGCGTGACTCCTTGTGATTTCAATGCTGTTGCCTGTTCCACTGCACTTTCTGATGTCATAGCAATTGCAAGCTTGGCGGATTGTTTACCTTCAAGTAGTGCATAAGCTTTTGCAATACTACTGTCATAGTCTTGTGTTAATAATTTTGCTTTCGCATACTCTTCTTTGCCTATTCCAAGTGGTTTATATTTCTTCTCATAGCTTTCTTTCTGCGACTTATCCATTTCAGTCTCGTAAGTAGGATTTTTCGAATATTCAGAATTAGCTTGCTTGATTTTTTGGGCTGCACTCCTTGCGATCTCATTTTTCTGCTCTCTGATAGCCTTTATCTGACGTGTTTTATCTGCTACAGATAAATTACTATTTTGAATCTCACGTTCTTTCTTGGATAAATCGGATAATTCTGTTTGAATCTGCGTGTATACCTTATTTTCAATATACTCTTTGCCCTTTTTCCCTGTTGTGAGTTTCACATCATTATAGGCTCGTTCAGCAGCATCTTTTTTATCGTAGAAGTCCGAAACAACACCGGAAGAAAATCTAGGATCCGCTGTGAATTTGTCTTTAAATGGGTCGATTGTGACTCCTTTAATTCTTTCTCCAAGCCCTTGTAATTGTGGGTCGGTTACGGCTTGCCCCATTTGCCCCATATAGCCACCGAAACTGTCGATTAAATAATCAACTTTCATCGGAGATTTCAGTGAATCAAATGGTAAATTCAAGTTATTTGCCACATTTGCAATTCCTTTAGCAAGCCCGCTTGTCGAGTAGTCATATTGCAGCTGCGGCGAAACATTTTCCATCGTTGACGGAACAATGGAACGTCCTGCAAAGTCTTTGTTGTTCGGAATATTGATTAAAAGCGGTGCTAAAACATTATCCGTGAGTGGGTTCGGTGGTAAGAAGTTATTCTTAAGAGTTTCTCCATACCCATTCCAAGGATTAGCTTCTCCACTTAAATATCCGCCTACAACATCAAGAGAAGATGCAAAAATAGAGCCATATTCCCTATTAAGTGGGATTCTGATAAATGTCTTTGCATAACCTTGTTCGTCTGTTTCGCCTGCAAGATTCGGTATGCAAAAATAATTCTGCTTGGTTCTATCATTCAAGTCTTGATAATGTGGGTTATCCCAGTTATATGCCATTAAAAGTGCATAGGGAACACCGACAACACCGATACTTCTTGCCGCTGTTCTTACTGGATGTGCCTTTGCTACTCTTGCGAACTTGTCAATACCTTGAACTGCTGCATTGAGATACAATGTCCATGCATCCAATGCTTTTGTGACTTCTCCGGCTCTTGAAAAGTTTACAGTGACTTCCGCAGCTTCATTCAATGCCCTGTTTAAGTCTCCGTGAGTCTGCATGGATGAAATAAATTCAGCCAGTCTTGGAATAGATTCTGTTGCTTCTCCGGCAGCACCTAAAACACTTTTCATGCCCTCCCATATTCTCCGAACAGGGTTCGGAGATACATTAAATGTCTTGTCAAATCCTCTATTGGCATGAATATAACCTGCTGATTTACCGCCTAATGCTTGGTATTTTCTCCACATTTCTCCGTTTGTAGCCATCTGATAAATGGCATTAAACATATTCTTTGTGGTTTTACCAACTCCATATTCAGACTGAATAAGTGCTGTCGGAATATCTCTTGCCATGTTAGAAATAGCGAATACCGGGTTATAACCTGTGATTCCGGCTTTCATCGGATTCGTAATTGTTTTACCTAGATTAGCGAATGCTTGTATATTCTTCGAACCGATTACATTATCAAGTTTGCCCAGTGCTTCTGCTAAGTCGCTATTAATGTATGCCGTGACTTTTTCGCTATTCCTCATAGCAGAAATAGTATAAACTTTAGAGTTTATTTCCTTTAATGCTCCCTGTTCTGCTTCGGACAGAAAATCATCAATATTAAGGCTTTGCATAGGCTTTGTGTCTGCCACAACTCCAAATGTTTTCAGCTGTTCCGGATTGCTTTTCAGTGTATCAATTAAGTTTAAATACAAGTCGTTTTTCCTTGTAGTCTTAATCATTTGTGATACCTGTTCCATCATGGCATCTTCAATCGGAATTGTTTCTGAATGACCACCGACAGCCTTTTTTACTCCCGAACCAATGCTATAATGGCTGCCGCCTACACTGACTCCACCGGCTTTATTCTTACGGAATGCCGGTACATAGTTCGGATACATCTTGTTCATGGCATCCCATGCAGATTCGCTCATTCTGCCTGTTTCTACAAGCCAAGAATGGGTAAATTGCCGCCAATATGAGTTGATATTATCTGTTATTTCAGCAAATTCAGGATGCTTATTAAGCATTTCTTGAACAATTTTTGCCGATTCTTCCGAGGAATACTGCTTAAATACTGGTTTTCCCTGTTTCCATCGGTCAATGTTATTCAAATGTTGTGCGTAAATGTTGAAATCCTCTGAATTTTTCGATACTGGCTTGAAAACATCGTAAAAAGACCGATTATCAATGACTTCTCCTTTAGGATTGACAAGCTGTTTGGTGTAGATGTATTCTGCTGTTCCGCTCGATGTTCTAACGGCTTGCACTGCATTTGATGCACGTTTATCTCCGGCAGCTTTTGCAAGTCTGTTGATCTCATTACTTGAATCGACTGTTGCTTTGTAAAGTCTGCGGAATTTACCCTCTGCGGAGTCCATTGCTTCTTGAATAGTTTTCACATCCGGATTTACAATACCAAGATTTTCACTCTTTCCGACTACGTCAAAATTGCCAACCTTTGTTTCTTTTCCACTAGGTGTGACTTTGACTTCATTTGCCGCTTGTCTGATAGGTGGGGCAACCTTATTGACATTGTCAATATTATTTGCTATAATGTTCATAGGGTCAGATGAGTGGTTCGCCCCGGACAATTGGAGTCCGACGGAAGGAACATCATCTAGCCCTATTTTTTTATTTTCATACAAAACCTTTCCTTGCTTCCTTGCATTATCAATAAAACGCTCATATCCATCCTTACCATATACGCTTGCAATTTCATCCGTATATTCAATTCTGCCATCTTTATTAAGATGAAGCGCTGCAATAACTGGATTATTATGTTCATCCAACATATTTGTTATAATAACTTTAGAGTCTTTCTGAGTTGACGAATCTAATACAGCTATTGGGTCCTCAAGCTGTTTAGGAAGCATTTCAAGACCGCCGAATCCTAAATTATGCCCTTGTTTTAAGCCTTGATATCTTTTTGGATACATAGCTTTTCTCACGGTATCTTGCGTTATTGTCAAACTATCAGCTTTTGCACCATGTTTTTTTAGAATTTCAGGAGTATCCATAACCTTAATGATTTTTCCTGTTGGTGTTTCTCCTGTTATAGTTCCTTGCAAGTCTTTTACATATTGTTTTTGTCTTGCCGATTTTGGAAGCTCTACCTTGGACGTTATTTTGACGTTTTCAGCCTGTTTTGCAGTCTTTGTGGGTAATTCTATCTTTGGAGTGACTTCTTCCTTTACAGCCTGTTTTGCGGCTTTTGGAAGCTCCTTTTTCACTGCTTTTTTCGACCCTTTTAAGGCTTTGGCTACTGGCAATGCTTCAATTACACCGCCAGTAACCGCATTTATTCCGGCATTGACTGCCATATCCTTAGCAAGTTCTTTGCCCTTTTTGCCCTCGCCCCTTGCCAAGCCTAAATCAAGTGCAGTTCCTACTGTTGCATCAGCTATAGCATTCTTTGTCGCACTTTTGACAACTTGTTTTGCGGCTTCCTCGCCAATTTTTTTCCCAACTTTGCTCTTTACGGCTTTTTCAGTAACCTTTTTCCCTGTTTTCGTTGCAAGAGCTTTTCCGGCAAGTTTTGTTGTGCCTTTCTCTGCTGCACCATATCCGGTAGCATAGCCGAACATTTCCCCGGCTATGTTTCCCGCTTTTCTATATTTTGCAGTCTTTTTATTTGGTGCTTTGATAGTTTTGTTGCCTTTTGTCATAGTTTTGCTTTCGGAAAGTTTTTTTCCTTTAGCAATGCTATATGCAGCTCCTGCTACAGAGTTATCTACAACACCTTTTCCAAGCCCGACAAGAAATTGACCTGTTTTATCGTTCGCAAAACCTCCATTTTTCTGATACTCTGCACGCTTTTCTTTTGCGATCTGCTCTTGAACCTTTTTTCGCTTTTCAGTAGGCATGAAATCAGATTCAATATCACGCCACGCCCAATTAACTTGCTGTTTTACTTTGTCCTTTAAGCTTTTGCCCGTGCTTTTTTTCTTATTTTGTGTTTTCGTATTAGACTTTCGCGGTGGTTTCTTTAATCCATAAGAAGCACTTACATTTCCGACATATCCTTTTTTATTTTTCTTCAAGTCATTTTTGGCTAAAGTGTTTACTTCTTTTTCGACTTTTTCCCAATTAATAGACATATCCTACCTCTTTGCATATTTATTTATAAGAGTTTTTGCCTGTTTTTCGGTTATATTTCCTGCGTTGTATTGACTCTTAATGTAACTTAATGCGGACTCAGCACCGGTTCCTGCACTCTTTTGCCCATACGTTGAATTCCCATATCTGCTCGCAGCCGTATTCCTAACTATATCAGAATAGCTAGGCTTATTCCAAACAGATTCAATATCCTTTATTGAAGTGCTACTGCCACTACTTCCTTTTTTCTTACTCGATCTACCCTTCTTTGTAGTAGTCTTAGGGTCTTTTCTTTCAACCACTTTTGCCCCAAGTGCTTTCGCAGCGTTTGCTGTTGCTTGCGAATTGGTGTAATGCAGTCTGCCATCCGATGTGACATAAGTGTACTTCGGATTCTTCGCATTGATCTTAGACTGAATTTTCGTATTCCAACTATTAATAGCGTTTTGACTCTTAGCAGCTTGATTCTGCTCTTTAAGTTCATTCTGTCTATTAATATAAGCTTGAAGTGTGGAAATCTGTCCATTAAGTAGGTTCTGCTTTTGGTTTGCTAAATCTTCCTGTGCCATTGCTCCATACTGGGAATTGATGCTTGCCTGGTTCGACTGCAGCTGTGCCATTAAATCGGATAGATTGCCGTTGTACTCGTTTGCAAGTTCAGCTAATGCACTCTGCCGGGATGCTTCTGTATCCGCTAAATTGGACGAATAAGAGTTTAAAATCTGATTCAAGGCAGTTTCACTTGCACCGCCTGTAATGCCGTTTGTAGAAAGCTGTTCTGCAAGATTCTTTCGGTTCTGCATATAGGCTATGTACTGCTGTCTTGCCGCTTCATCTGACGTTAAATTAGCTTGATTTACACCTTGGTTATACACATTGCCAAGCTGTCCGGCATTTGTATTATACAAAGTGTTTGCATCTGCCAAGGCTGTATCCCACTGGCTTTGGATATTCGGGTTTACTGTCAGTTCCGAAGAACCTAACGGCTCAATTAAACCCGATTGTAAAGCCCTTAAATAAGCGTTTGGAGATGAATTGGGATTGTTGTTGATAAATGCCCTTGCCGCTTTACCAATCGTTGACGTTCCTAACAGATTTGAACCGCCAAGTGCAGTCTTAACACCTGCATTTCTGTTAGTGTTTGCGGGTGTCTTGGTGGTTGTGCCTTTCGTGCCTGCACTTCCGATTTTAGCCAAGTTGGATGCACCTATGGTATTTCCATAGGTGTTGTTATTACTTGTGCTTTTCTTCCATGCTGATACTGCCGCCGCTGTATCTTTGCCCCATATACCATCTGCACCCGATTTACCAACACTGTACCCCGCTTTTATTAGCGAATTTTGCAAGTCTTTCACTTGCGATCTACTCATGTTATTCTTGTTATAAATTGTTGTTTTAGGTGTTGTCTTTGTAGTTGTTGTTTTGGTTTTCGTTGCCACGTTCTACACCCTTTCTTTGTTTCAATAAAAAACACAAACTTTTTATCGTTTGTGTCAGAATTTATTGTTGCATTCCGTTATATATTATGTACAAGGCAAACTGTGATTTCCTTGCATCTATCGGCACATCTACTCCAAACACATTATGTGCCGATTTTTTATTTTTAAAACTCCGTGAAGAACTCTCCCTCGGAAATCTCTGTCGGACTTCCAGCTTTGATGCAAACGTATCTTGTTGCTCCGTCCGTGTAATAGTAGTTTTCGTACACGTCCATGCCCGGCTTAAATGTAATCGGCTTGTCTGCTGTTCCCTCGGCATCCGGGTCGGTTTCTTCAACCCATGTGATAGCTCCACCGGCTTTCGCTTGGTGCGGAACCCACTTGAATCCAGGTCTCGGTGTTACGATTGACGGTTTATCTTCGATTGTAATTCCGACTTCTTCGATAACATCAACGACTTCTTTGTCGGCTCTGATTGCCGTCTTGATTGCTTCAAGTCTCTTAGTCTGTTCACTGTTCATTAATTCCTACCTCGATTTCTAATTCAGATAAAACTTGATCAACGTCCTCCGACGCCGGCTCACTTGGCAGTTTCGCCTTGACTTCTTCTTGATACTCAATCGGCACTCCGTCAATAGTCATTTGATTTGTGACTACTGCCGATACATACCAGTCCACTTTTTCGTCGTGCGTAGTTTCTCTGCCGACATAGGTTTCGGTTTCGGCAGATAGATAGTGTTTCGTTTCCAATGTGTCTTCCGGATGCGTCTGAATGACTGCCATAATCTGATCGTATTTCTCTTCGGAAATCTCAACAGCGTTCTGAGGTACTACTGATGATTCCCCTATCATGGTTATCTCGCTACTTTGGATTGTTTTGTAATACATTTCTTCTCCTTTCTATGCCATCACTTGCCAGTAATATGTTGCACCAGTTAAGAAATAAGATGTTGATGAAGAAAAGCTCAAATTGAATGTTGATTCATCATAGTCAGCTGTTTTTACTATAAATTCACTATATCTGTATACTTCAATATCACTATAATAAGTATTATTGTATATATAAATACATTGCATACTGTTATCTGTTGAAGTACCGTCATAACTATATCTGTTAACGCATTGAATCGAACGAATTGCATATTGTTTTCCTAGAAGACTAGCATCTGTATAAATCACTATGAATTTTGGTTTTGAACCAAGATTATGGGTTATTGAATAGCTTTTACTATTTGAAGAAGGTATAAATGAACCATGAGCCTCTTTCGTCAGACCAAACATAAAATTTTTCACTTTCTCATACCAGTACCCGCCTTGCGTGCCGCCGTCTGGGTAGGCATTCGTGCTGTCAGATACGACATAATCAATGAATGTGCCGCCTTTCGCAGATAACTTCTTAAATACATACGCCCCATGTTTTACATCATCTACTTTCGGTAGCCCCTTAACCGTTGACAGAATGGAGCTTAACTCGGTGTTGTTCGTTTGTAGTTTTTGTTTATTTCCCATGCTTGCTCCTTTCTATGCTAACGTGATAAGGGTGTATTCGACACCTGCGATATAATATCCATTAGAGCTGCCCACTTTAAACATCACTGAACTTCCTCCTACATTTCCATTTGCCGCGTACGATAAGCCACCGTAACCAGCGGAAGCATTTGTGTTTCTTGTATAACAAAGAGTGCAGACGGAATTTGTAGCCGCAAAATAAACATCTGCATTTGCGGTTGCACTGTCACGATTGCAAAACAGCAGTGCTATCTGAGGTGTGGTACCAAGAGAATGAGATATGGATGTGCCATAGCAAGTCTTTCTACTAGAGAACGAGAATTTATCGACCGCCATTTTCGCGAACCCACCTGCTGATTTTAAATCCGCAAATTGGCTTGGGTCTTTCGCCGTTCCCTGCACCAGCTGACCATTGACCCATGCACTGAACCCCTCAAGAATCTTGTCAGCCGTGGCATTTGCTCCTGTTGCCTTGCCAACAAGCTGTGTCTTGATGCTCTCAATCAGCCCTGTCTGAGCTGTTACTTCGGGTGTAACGTTCTCGCCACCCTTTATTGGATACCAAGCCATTAATGCACCTCGATTCTTACGCTCATTGCGCTGCTTTGAGCTTCAAACTTTAACGTAACTTTACCTGCGTCAATAGTCATCGCTGTGAGCGTTGCACCGAAGATGGATGTATACACATCCACAGCGGACGTTGCAAGAATTGCAGAATCACTGAATGTTAGTGAAGTTGACCCAGCAGCTAAGGTTGCTGTCATTGTTTTAGGTGTTAGTTTTGTTATTTTTGTGGTGTTCTGCTGTACCGCTGTGTTAAGCGCAGAGATTGACGATTTTGTATCGTCCGGAAGATTGTTTAAAATGGCAACAAACTGTGCTTCTGTGCCTTTATATCCACCTTCTTGTGCAAGCTGATATGCACTTTTTCCATTTGTTCCGTTCGTTCCCGGATTTCCCTGTGGACCTTGTTCGCCTTGCGGTCCTGTCTTGCCTTGTGGTCCTTGAACACCTTGTATACCTTGCAAGCCTTGCTCGCCTTTTGGACCCGCAGGACCTGTTGCACCTACTTCTCCTTTATCTCCTTTTTCGCCTTTTGCACCAGTAGCACCCTTTGGACCTTGTGGACCAGCTTCGCCTTGTGGTCCTTGGATTCCTTGAACACCCTGTTTACCCTGTGGACCTTGTTCGCCTTGGTCTCCCTTTTCGCCTTGTTTACCTTGTGGTCCCTGGATTCCCTGTATACCTTGCTCGCCTTGCGGTCCTTGCACACCGGGATCTCCTTTAGCTCCTGTTGCTCCGGTATCTCCCTTAGGACCTTGTGGACCCTCCGGACCTTGCAATGCACCAAGGCTTGACCATGCGCTTTCAAGTTCGCTCCAAATAAATATTTCATTATTTGAACCTGTTACTTGATAAGCATAATCATTACCTTTTGGATAGGCTGTTTTTAATGCTGCAAGCGTAGGATAAATGTCTTGAATAACAAAGGAACGTCCGTCTGCACCTTTTTCCCCTCTTGGACCCTGTGCCCCAGTGGGACCTTGCGGACCTGTCGCACCAGTTGCTCCTGTTGCTCCGGTAGCACCTTTTTCTCCTTGTGGTCCTTGGATGCCTTGGATTCCTTGCTTTCCTTGTGGTCCAGTTGCCCCGGGAGCACCTTTTTCTCCCTGTTTTCCTTGGACTCCTTGTTCTCCTTGTGGTCCTTGCAATCCTCTTGGACCTTGCTCGCCTATATCTCCTTTTTCGCCCTTCTCGCCTTTTTCGCCTTGAGGTCCTCTCGGACCCGTTGGTCCTGTCGCACCTGTCGCACCTTCAGGACCTCTTTCGCCTTGCTTTCCTTGGATGCCTTGAACACCCACAGGACCTTGGATTCCTTGCGGTCCTCTTGGACCTGTTGCTCCGGCTTCGCCCTGTACTCCTTGAACTCCTTGCGGACCTCTAATCGACTGTGGGGAAGGGATGATTGGTTCTTCTTGAATTTCCCAAGAAATAATTCCCGCATCGGTTACACTTGGCACTATTACACCGCCAGTGTCTCCTTTTTGTCCGGTAGCACCTACTGCTCCGGTTTCGCCTTTTTCGCCCTTTGCGCCGGTTTCGCCTTTTGGTCCTTGCAGTCCCTCTATGATTGTATACGTGCCATCGTCTGTTATTTCAGTATTCAGAAACTTCAATCTTGAACGCTGTGTGTATTCTTTACCGCTAGAGTCAAATATTTTATGCCCCGAAGATGCTGTTTGAATCCAAGTTACATTATCAATCGAAACTTCAATAGCACCATCAGCATTCAGTCTTATATATTTGACTTGTGATAAATCCCCGGACACAACAGCACTATCAATACCAAGTGCAACTAAAGCATCTACTAAAGCGTTGTGCTTTTCCATATCAAGCTGTGGGAATTTGTCAAATACAGCTTTATTTTCTGCGACTGATCCTGTGAGCCTTGTACCCTCTACGGAAGATACAGCAACGGCATCCCTTTCGCTTGTGAGTATTTTGGTATTGCTTAATGCCATATTTTACCCCCTATTCTTACTGAAATTGCCTAATGTGTAGGTCTTTGTTATTTTCAAAAGTCCAAAAGGTTCATAAATTGCTTTGTTTTCAACAGTAATTTGTAACCTTTTATACTTCTTTACTTTCTTATTGAAAAAATCATCTTGCGCTGCTTCGTTTGCACTGAATGTAAACCTTGTGAAATCAATCATTTCCCATGTATGAATATCAGCATAAAAAATTCCAAGCGTGAAAACTCGGTCTCCATCCGCTGATAGTGTTACGATTGCAGATGTCCGATTATATGGAAGCAGTGTAATCAGTGACCCTTTTTTATTCAGTGTCTTGAAATATTGCGGTATTCCATCATCATCAAGAGGTGTTGACCATCTACAAGGGATTGCTACTCCCTCTGTCATAACAATATCTCCGGTGCTGCTTATTGTCCCTACTCCATCATCACAATAGGCAGTCTCGTTATGCACATCAGTATTAAACTTGCACAAAGTTCCGGCGGCAGTACCGAACCACAATTCATTCTCATATACAAAGAAACAGGTTGCCGGAACATTATCCCAGTAATAACATTCATACGAATAGTTTGTTGTATTGTTACTATCGTTTGATTTCTGCCGTCCATCCAATACGTAGCAATGTGAGTTCACACACAAGATATAGTATCTTTTCCATACAATAGCACAAGATTCCTCAAGATGCGGTTCTTCAATCAGACGTTTATCAACATAATATGACCGATTTCTAAGAACATTATCTGTTGTTGCAAACACATTTGTAATTGCAAAGATTCCATCTCTTGTAAGAAATAATGGGTCATCTCCCAAGGTTGCAAAAGTCTTTGTTGCGATTCCTCCGGCACCGCCCATTGTCGGCTTTACCGCAAAATATGTTTCTGTGCCAAGAGTCTGACCATAAGCAAGATAAACTGTGGTTTCTGTGTTGGTATCTCCCTTAATGACTGCCAAATACGATGAGTAGGTATGAAGTCCTACAATATCGTTGCCATCTTGCCCGGCTACAAAATAATTGTTGTCTGGCCAGTATGTCGGTTCATCAACTCCGGTATAATACACCCTGTTTTTATTCACACCGCCTACTGCGAAGATTCTATCTGTTGTCGAATATCCATAAGCTTTCGTTATGGATGTTTTTAAGAGGTCTGCTCGTGCTTCTTTATACTGACCTTTATAAATAATCGTTTCGACTCCGTTTATAGTTTCCTTATGATCTTCTGTGGCATCGAAATTTTCAAATGTGATCTTGACATTATCTTGACCAGTGATAACCGCATCATGTGCCGTTTTAAAGGTTATTTTCGGGGAACATACCCCAAAATCGACTACTTGGCCAAGAACGTTTTTACCTTTCAGCGTTGTAACTTCGCCTATTGTATAATCTGTGTCTTTCGTCTTAACCTCGAAAGTGCCATCACTGTTCATGACTTCAACTTTGATTGAATCCGCAACAATATATTTATAAAAATCATTGGTTTTAAGCTTCTCAGGGACAAGAGAATATTCGGTAGAAGTCTCATTGCCTAAAAATGAATAGGTCCGTTTTGGTGTTAAAAGGTTAATTCCCTCTAAAGACACACCGCCAGTACCGTCCGGATTCCTTGAAATGGATGCTTCCGGTATTTTAACCTTATCACTATTCAGCAGATTTTCTGCTTGTAGATCTTTGAACCGATACAAATTACCATTCGCAAAGGCATAAACCACATCATTATACATAAACAGATCTGCACACTCTAAGGTTGCATACGCTACAAGCTGTGTAACAGTCTCTACACCGTCCACGTCATGCACTGCATAAATGCCTTGTGCTGCAATGATATATTTCACGATTCCGCTTGATTCTTTATGAAGCAGAATCTTTTCTATCTTACCGCCATTTACATTCGTCATTTTTCGCCAGCCACGACGCTTAATAGGATTGCCCCCATTATCAGATATGAGATTCAGCATATCCGGACTTCTTCTGCGGTTTACCTCTGTCATATCCCTTGAAAAGTCAGCACCCTTTAACTGCTCATAATAAGCATGTTTATAGGAAGGTTGTGCCGGTATGCTTAGTTTCATAATCTCAACCCCTGTCCGATCACAATTCTTGTTGTTGCATAACAAGCCTGCTTAATCTGATTCATTAAATCGTCATACTCGTTGTAATAATACGTTGCCTTGGTCAAATCATCATCTAACCACACATAATGAGATGCCAGTAATTTAATTAAAGGCTGAACCATAAGTGGCAGCTGTATTTCAAAGTCATCCGGTGTATCTGATGTTATATCTTTGATTACCGGAACTGTCCATTCTTCTTCATCTGTAGAAAGTTCAGCCTTGAAATAGGCTCTTAAAGGAAGTACCACGGTATAATTAATGGTATTAATTGCATGGTTTACGGCATTACGAACAATCGACTCATATTCTTGCATCGAATAGTCATCCTCAAAGCCTAAATCACGAATCTGATTTTTTAATTCAGCCCATGTCATAACGTTTCTCCTTAAAATAAAATGGGGCGGTTTCCCGCCCCTCATGCTATGCTAACTCAACTACAGCTACAGATGCATTCGCAGTGGACGGAACAATGATGATTTTATCCTTATCCTCTCCGGATACGTTCTTGTACCTGCCATCATCAAGTCTGATTGCTGCAATCTTGCCTGCCGGTACAGTGAATGCATCAAGGTCTTTAACTCCCTGGATGCCGTTACCTTTCTTCACTGTTACTGTAACAGCAGCAGAAGTGTTAGTGTTCTGTACTAAAATCAGTCTTTTGAAGTCTCCGTTTGTTGCCGGAATTGCTACACCATCGGTATTTCCGGCTGTGAAAGTCAGCACTTTCCAATCATTCAGCACTAATGCATCATTTGTAATATTTACTTTAGCCATTGTCTACACCTCCTATACCCATTTTCCTACAATCATTTCTTTTGGTCTTGCAATGATACCATCGTACAGGATAAATCCTTTTACTGCATCAGAGAAAAGCTGCTGCGGTCTGTACGGCTCGATGTGAGTCATCGGGTTAACGAATGCGATTGCTCTATTCGTTTTGAGCTGTACCATGTAGTTTCCGGAAGAATCCTTTGCACAGTTATTAGATTCTTTGATTGTGATACCGTTATATCTTCCAACAACACCATTTTTCAGCATTGCGGAGTTATCGGTATCAAGGTGTGTGTATGCCTGCTTTAACAGCATTACATGCTTCGGTGGAAGTGTAAGCGTGATGTTAGAATTTCTCTTAACATCGTTTTCCAGAAGTCTTACAAGCATGCTGTCGATTGTTTCAAGGATATTATCCTTTGTGATTGTTGTTGCAGCAGAGTTGAAAACTACAGCCTGTTTGTCTAAGGACATATTTGCAATAAACTGGTCCATATCATTTGCAAGCCCTTCCGATGTTTCTTTCGCTAATGCTTCCATGATACCGCCAACAGCCTGTCTCTTGTCAATATCATCAACTTTATAGTTGAAGTAGGACACCTGATTGATATTCAGAGTGATGGACTGATCTGCAACATCTTCTGCATCTCCCAGCTTAATCTTTTTGCCGATCTGCTTTGTAATTGTTGGCTTGCCTACACCAAGGATTCTTACGGAGTCGCCCTTCTGCTTTACATCGCCCTCATACTGTCTGTTTGTATCGGCTACAAACACTGTTTCTCTTTCTAAGTCTCTGTTAATAGATTCCGCCCACACTGTCGGAATAAAATTCTGATATGCCATTTGTTATTTCTCCTTTACCATTTGGTCATTGATTTACGGATAAGATCAAAATTCTTGCTTACTTCTTCCTGTGACATTGCAGCAACCTCTTCACGAGTGAAATAATCGGTTTCAGGCTTTGTGCTTGTTGCGACTGCCCCGACAACTGGGGGTTTCTTGGGTGTTGTATTGCCCTTATAAGCAAGCATCATCTGATAAGCTTGCTCTGCCCCCATTTCTCCCATTGGGTTGAATCTGAATGCCAAGTATTCCTGCCCTAATTCATCAATGGACTTTACTTCCGGATGTAACTTCTGAATTTCTGCTAAATCCGCATTCATTTGTGCTTGCGCTTGCTGTTCTACAAGCTGCTGTTTAAGTTCTTCGTTTTCCGCTTGCATCGTTTCAAGCTGTGACTGCATCTGCTGTTCAGCTCTGACCTCTTCAAGCGGTCTTTGAGATGCATAAGCCTGTGCCTGTAATGATTTATCCTCGCCATCAAAAAACAGCCCTAAGGCATCCTCATACTCCTTGGACTGCTTCTGTGCTTCGGCTAACTGCCGTGCAAGATCTTCATTTTGTCTGCGCATCTGCGCAAAAGCGGCATCCTGCTCTGTTTTGCCCGTTTCAGCGACCTCCGGGGTTTCTTCGCTTGAAGTTTCCACTTCATTGTCCGGTTCGGCGACTTCCGGCACTTCTGCGCCTACATCCTCTAATTGAGAATCTAAAGTTTCAAAATCCATTCTGTATCTCCTTTAATTTATTAAAAAACAGCCGGTTGTTCGGCTGTTTCTTGACCTGTATATTGTTGCTGTGCAATCTGTATTGCTTCTTCTTGCGGTATGCCTTGCGACATTAATTGTTCTACAATTTCAGCAAGCTGTGCATTGCTTTCTTCTTGCTGATTCTGCATTGCTTGACGTTTTGCCAGTACCGCATTTAATTTTCCGACCGGAACAGAACTATTTGCTGGCGCAAGCTCTGCGTATTCCTCTAAGGATAGTTGTCCTCGGTCAAACATATTATCAAGCCATTGCTGTTCAGAAAGTTTTGTCCACTGGTTATCCTGTGATACATCAATTCTTACAGTCGGCTTCAATCTTTGTAATTCTTCTTGGGAAATGAACATCTGCTCATCTTCGCCCATATCGTTCGTTCTTGTAATCGTGATGCCCTCCGGATTGTATGCTACCCACATATCAAACCAAAGCATAGCTACATCTTCGACATACTGCTTATAACGTGCTACATTTTCATTCAATGTTACCTGTGACGAGTCTCGAACTGCTATAATTGCCTGTCCGGATGCTTGTTCCGGATTGACATTACCAAGCGCATAATCGCTTGCACCTACTAAATCTTTGGTCATTTGCAGTAAATCATCTTGCAAATACTTCGCATCACTAGAAATATTCGTTGCATTTAGATACGCTATCTGCTGCGATATGGATTGCGCTCCACCGCCATTTACTTCGATTGGCTTTCCTACTGTCTCTAAATCTTCCGGATTTACTACTGTGCTTGCATCATACGCAAGTCTTGGAAAAGCGCTCGTTCTTACAGTGATTGCACGTCTTGCAATGGTTTTATTAATTTCAAGCTGATTCGGAATCAGCTGCGCTACTTCCGCAACACCTCTTGCGTTATACGGGACCGGTCTCCATACCATTGAACAGATAGGATATGATTTTAAGCCTGTTATATCCCCCTGTATTGGATGAATTGGTTCATATACGCACTGCTGTGTTGATCGTCCAACATGCACTACACCATCACGCTTTGTCATGTACAGAAGCGAAGTAACCTTATTGGAAACTTCGTCTTTATTCATAATGACTCCGTTATCCCCATTAGAATTGGAGTCTCCGACAATTAAATCTCTTTCTTTCTTTGGAATGCCATTATCCTTTGCAATCTGTCTGACTTCATCCACGCTTCGTCTTTCTCTGATGATAATAAACGGCTGGTCTTGTATCTCTGTTATATTTTCATCTCCAAGAAGCACGGATGTGTTCGGTAATACTTTAGGTGGAATATCGGTCCTATCCGTCTCCCACATGGTATAAGCATCTCCTTGAATAGCAGCAGACTTGATCACATCCCATGTTTTGGAGTCCATTTTGGACTTCTCCCAGTTCTTTGAAAAGTTTTGGTTCAGTAGTCCATAAATTTCCTGTAATTCGGCTGAGTTCGTAACATCAGAATACTTTGCTGTCATTGCATTCTGCGATACAACAGAGGTTTTATAGTCTACAATCTGTTGAATAATGTTAAGCACTGGCAGTTCTTCCCCGCCAGTATTGCATCCTACCCACTGATTTCCGATATAGAAGTTCCAGTTTCGTTCTGTCTTACTGACTAACTGCTTTTTTTGGATGTAATCTTTGCATTTTTCGTACTTACTCCAAATTTTGGTATAATTCTTATCTATCACTTACAAAATCTCCTTTTGTCCGGTACTATCTCCATGATAGTTTTCAATATTTTGTAAAATAAGCTGCTGTCTGCGTATTTTCGCTTCGTTTACCGACTCTTTTTTTCGTCTTTCAATAGCTTTTTTAGGGCTTTCAACCTTGATTTCCGGCTTTCTGACCTCTTTCGCACCAATGTTATAGCCCTTTATAAAACAAAAGATGCCTAAAATCGGCATCATGACGGATAATATTAAGATTGTGATGTTAGATAACATGGATTTTATCTCCCTTATCGAATTTTTTACCTTTTTTCTTCTTCAAGCCGGGGAAATTCCGCTCTAAAAAGCTTTCTTCCTTGACTTTTAGCACTTTTGCATTCGAATAAATGAATTTATTCAGCATTTGAGACATGCAGTCTACTTGGTCATCATGTTTACCATTTGGAAACGATGCGCACTCTTCTACAAAATCCCCTGTAAAGGGTTTATTCTTCGGTAAGAAGCAGTTTCCGCTTTCAATCGTACCAACTACCGCATTAACACGGGAAACTTTACCGCCATCCGGATTGACTGAAATAATTCCCGGAATATGTGTTCTCAAATATTTAATAATTGCAGAACCATTCGCCTTATCTTCAATATAAGTGGTCTTACATTTTGGATACATGCCCCTCAAGCGAGTAATTTCCCTTATCGTTGACGGCATATCTAAATGTTTTTTCACTGCATCTATCAAATACATATCCGGACCCGTCTTGCCCCATACCTGTATTGCTACAAAGTCATTATCGTCTCCATCTTTGAACGTGGCATCCACGCTCATTCCCCAAGTAACAATGCTTGGAAGTGTTTCGTAATACTGCCACCATTCACGTTTTATCAGATTGCCCTCAAGCCCTGTCGGATGCCCTTGGAAAAGTGCATTCCATGCACGTGATCCGCTGACGCTCATATATGACTTCTTGAAGTCGGCAAGCCAAGTATTATCCTTGCCAATCTCCGGGCAAAGTGCTTCGCCTACTTTACGTCCTAAAATATCATCCGGCTCTGCTTCCAGTGGAATATTGACCACTTTCACATTCTCTTCGGTTTCAAGCATCCTTCCTGCCAAATCGTCCTCATGCCAGCGTGTCATAATCACAATGACTTTCGCTCCGGCATAAAGTCTTGTCTTAAAGGACGATAGCCATTCATCAAATGCCCTATTACGATAGCTTTCAGAGTCAGCTTCTTGCTGTGTTTTAACCGGGTCATCAATAATCATAAGGTCGCATCTTCGTCCAGTTACACCGGACATTAAACCACGACTGACCATGCCACCGGTATGCCCCTCTAATTCAAATTCAGTCGCATTTGCCGGGCTTCCAATTTTAACCCCGAAAATATGACCGAACTCTTTTATCTTTGACAAGTTTCTTCTACCGAATTTCTGTGCAAAATCTTCCGAATAGGATATTTCAATCACTGACTTATCCGGATTTCTCCCAAGATACCAACTTGGCAGCGTTTCCGTTACTGTAACAGACTTACCATGCTGTGGCGGTGTCGAGATTATCAAAATATCATACGCATGACCAGTATCAGCTTCTAAAAAATCTTGCACTGTATCACACAAAAAACGATGAAATTTACTGACTTTATAGCCTTTATTGGTATGTTTTACATAAGCAAAATAATCCGTCCTTAAAACGTCATTATAGAGCTTTAAAACATTATCCATTCTTGCCACCCTCTAACAGTTTCGGTCTTGTATAGCCAAGTTCTTTCAGATTTTCTTCCGCTTCCTTTACGCTTGCATTATCTTCGACTTTCACAACTCTATCTTCTCTCTTATCTGCCCAGTCACATAAATTCTTTAACGTAAAAATCGCACTAGATGTATTATATGCGCCTACCAAGGCACCATCCGAAAGCAAGTCACTTAGCATGGACTTATATTCGCTTTCCTGTGACGGACTCATATTCGCCAAGTGTTCCCTCATAGATCTCCGAGAAATCCCAAGCCACAAGGCTAAATTCGTCACATTCGGCACAATCGGCATCATGCCAGGTTCGCCATCCGGTCTTGTGAACTTTTTCATAAAATTATGATTTCTGATATATGCACAAAACCCCTCAAAGGCGGTCAATATCTCTTCGCAATTCTCAAATATCTTTGCATGATAATTTGGAGTCATATCCTCTCTCATAGAGTAAATATAGCCCCACATTTCCTTTGCTTCTTTCGTTAAGTCCTTATCCGCTAAGTTTAGTGGATTCGGTCTTGGTTGCTCATATTGCTTATATAGCTGCTCTGCTCTGCGTATTGCTTTCTTTGCATACGCTTCTTTATTCTTGTCCTTTATCTGTGGTCTGACGTGAGGTACGAATGGTTTTGCTACTATCTCATCATTCCTTGGTCTACCTCTACTTCTCTTTTCTTCTTCCATGTTCTCTCCTTTCCAGTTAATTTATGTAAATTATGTAATGAACATTACATAAACTTTATTTCAGTAAATTATTTCTTGGTATTCCACCTGTGAACAAAGTTGACTTTCGCTCATTTTATACTGGAAATTTTTTATAATTTTGGAAATTGAGCTTCTTTCGACTAGTGGGGGTGTTTACGATGTGGGGGAGAGGTGTAAGTACTCTGTATAGGGGGCTTGCTCGCGCGAGTGGGTGCGTTTACGATGCACCCTCTTCGGGTCGGCTGCCATCCTCCGGCATACTATATATAGTGGTCGAGCCGGTCAAAGGAAAAAATTATTGCGGGATATAATGCTATGGTATAGGCTGCACACCAGTAACCGCAATGGTTGTAGGCTTTTCTGCTTGCTTGCTTAACTATTCCGTAAATTATGATTTAGGGAATAGTTGAATGGTTATAAAAAAAGAAGCCGACAGTTTTTGTCGGCGGTACATCTATGAGAGCCCGTTCCCCCCTCTTGATTCTGCATTCATTATCTACTATTTTATGCGAAAAAAGTCTGAGCTGAAAAAAGCATTCTGAATAAATACAGTTTTGTATTGCCGTTACTATGGGGTAATGAGTGATAACTATGCTATATCCCGCCCCGATCGGCTGCCCTACCTATATATGCCCCGATGCAATGCCCTATAGGCTGATATGGTATCTGATTATATAAGAATCGTTGAGCATTTCCCCCGAACGAAAAAATCCGGCTGCATTATTTCCCACTAATAATACATACCGGATCATTTCCCCCGCCCCGCAGGGATACCGAAAGGAGGATGAAAAAAATGTAGAAAATCAACTATCCACACTATTATTATAACACATTTCTAAAAATCCGCATCCGCGGAAAGTCCGCATTTTTCAATAGTTTCAGAGGTTTTTGAAAAAAAGTTTGAAAAAGTTTTGAAAAAGGTGTTGACATACACCGCTTGCGGTGCTATGCTATAGCCACAACGAAAAATCGGAACGGCAAGAGCCGAGCGAAAGGAGAAAAAAATGAAAGCAGAATTATATTATATTCAGTCAATAGAAAATGGTTCAGTAGCATGGGAAGCATGGACGGCAGCTGAACCAGTCAGCAATCAGTACGTGAATCAAGATGTGCTAAAAACAAGAGAAGTTGAACTTCCGAAAGGTTGGAGTGTAGGATATACCCCGAACGAAGTAAGAGGTATTTTTGATAACAATAACAGAGCTGTTAAAATCAAAGGCGGATACAACAGCGCAATATATGCCCTTTCCGGAGAAAGCGAAGAAAGAATTTATCTTAGAAAGGCAAAATAAATGGGCAAGACATCACGAAGCGGACAAAACAATCAAAACATATCAGGAGCATAAAAATGGCACAGAAATATACGGAAGCAAAGAAAATTGCTAACCGCAAATGGGATGCCGAAAACCTAACAGCAATAACAATCCGATTGCCAAAAAAAAT